GTTTAATGTTGTAACAATTCCAGTTAATTGGGAACCATCGCCAGAGAATGAACCAGTGAATTGAGAAGCACTAACTGGGAAATTAAAATCAAACTGTTGATTTGTATGGTCCCAAGTAATACTGGCGTCAGCACCACTAATATAGATACCGGCACCATCAGCAGTTGCGGAGTTAGCAGAACCACTAGCAATTACAACTAATTTATCCTCAATAAACAACTCAGATACTTGGATTTGTACAGCATCACCAAGAACTGTAAGGTCACCATTAATGGTTGCATTACCAGTTAATGTTAGGTTAGTAAATTGTGGACTGTCTCCTGTCTGTAGTCCAGTATCAACATCGGTTTGAACACCATTAACTGTTGCTCTGACCGTACCTTGTGATGGAGAACTAAATGCGGAACTTGAAACTGTTCCAGACGGAAGGATTGCTGTGACACTACCAACGGTAACTGTACCAACAGTAGTAATATTTGCCTGCGTAAAGTGCTCGTCTGCACTAAAGTTTGTGGTCTGGTCATGGTCAATTTGTGAAGAAGACGAAACAATTCCGTCTGCATCAAGTTTTGATTTTACACCAGTAGTAAATGTTGTAGAAGCTGTGTCTAACTCAATATTATCGGCATTTACAACGATACCGTTGTTTGCAGAAGCAACATTGAATGTTCTTGATGTGGTAATATCACCACCACCAGTTAAACCAGTTCCTGCAGTTAATGTTACTGTTGAGTGGTCTATGTGTTCGTTTGTTACAAAGTTTGTTGTTTGGTCATGGTCAACCTGTGCAGAAGACGAAACAACACTCTCTGTATTAAGTTTTGCTTTTACACCATCTGTAAATGTTGCGGAATTAGTATCCAATGATAGTGCAGAACCACCACCACCAGTTAAACCATTTCCTGCGGCCGTTGTAGCAATTCTAATCGTTCCACTATTTGCTTCTAATCCAGTACCAGCAAGTGGTGTAGAAAGTTGACTTACATTAATTCTACCTTCGGTTCCACCGTCAGAAAGGATTAATTTGTCGGTTCCAACGATAGTTTGACCAGTTAAATCGGTACCAAAAGTATCTAAATCAAGGCCGTCTGCTGTAATTCCGGTAAGACCTGCACCATCACCAGTAAATGAACCAGTAAATGATGCAGACACTCCAGTTACACTGATTTGACTTGGAAGTCTACTATTGTTTAAGGTTCCACTAGAAACATTGGTGGCGTTTAAACTTGTAAGTTGTGACCCATTTCCACTAAAACCACTAGCAGTTACATTTGTGGATACATTTAAACTACCAGTAATTCTAGCGTCACTTAAGGATACTATACCTTTACGAGCAACAAATTCGTTTGCCATTTCCTTCTCCGAGGTAGATTAATCTATAATATAAGTATTATCAATAAATTGGAAATAACCTAAAGAAAGTTTGTATTGTCCAACTTTCTGAACCAGTTCCGTAACTATTCATTCTTAAATGAGCATTTCCTTCATTTAAAATAAAATCAAAAGCAATATCCGTAGTATCTCCTATTGAAGCATGAGAAACATCTGTAAATGCAATTTGATTACTACCCGACCCCAACCAAGATGCCATTATCATTCCCTGTCTTACACTACCACTTCTCCATGCTCTATAATCAACATTACATCCAGAAAAAGAACTGGTTGGCATAGCGGGAGATAACATTTTTGTTTCACTAAAAATTCCACTTTCTACTGACCCGGAAATAACAATTGAACCAGTTGGAATTGGTATATGTAATTCTTTTATTACGCTAGTAGAACCAGTAACATAAGAAGCAGTTACTGCGGTTCTAGCATAAGAAGCTGTTTCAACTGTTCCTTGAGAAAAATAAGAAGCACTAACAGCATATGTAGCATAACTAGCAGATTGTGCCAAATCAACAAATATACTTGTAGCTCTTGTAGTTACAGGGGTACTCAATACAACAGTATGATATTCATCTACTGGTTGTATTTTTACCACATATTCTGACCGTGGTGTTATACTTACTCTTAAATCTGGTATGTCAAGAGTGATTCCATCTGGTAATGATGCCATTTAAATTACCTCGTAACAGATGGACGTACAATAAATTTTCCTTCTATGATTCTACGAGTGACCGATTCACTGGTCATCAAAACATCATACACATAATCTTGTGCAGTTAATGTAGCAGTAACAGCGGGTGCCATACTAATGTAAAGAGAACCAGAACTATTTGGAGTTATCTTTTCAAATGAAAAATTAGCAGATGCATCTTCTGAACTATATGTCTCTCTAACCGACCCACTAAAATTTTGATCCGCTAAATCAATAGCCGCACCAGTTTGGTCAGAAATTGATACCAAAATTTTAAAAGTTTCACCCTGCCCGACTGTCAAATTTGTGCTTTGTGCCATAATGATACTCTAATTAAAATGTCTTACTATAAGTATTTTTGAATATAACAAAAAAACCTCCCCGAAACAACTTCGGGGAGGTTGCTCAGGTTAGAGCATTTGTATTTTTCTTTTATTAGAAGTTTAGGATACAATAATCTGGTTGTAATGTTAGTGTAATATTGATTGGATCATCGGTATCCCACGCTAATTCACCAAAATTAGCTTCTTGAATCTGACAACCTTTTAGAATCCATTCTTCTACCTTATCTCCTACTGGTCCAAGGACATTGATTGTTAAATCTTTCTTGTAGAAGTCAGCATAACCATCACGACCAGTTACAGATTCATGGTGGAGACGAACCCATTCCATAACAGATTGTGCAGCAGATGGAACGATTGGGTCATGCAATGTCATTTGGACGGTTCCCCAAACAGAACGACCTTTTACATATCTCTGAACATTGATATGATTAATGGCTTTTGTTTCTTGTGTTAATGTAGGTCTGGTTACACCCTTGATGACATACGATGGAACACCATCCATTTCCATAATAAATCTGTTTGCCATCTTAGGCTCAAAAGCCTTAAAAAATAGCTCCTGTTCTTCTACCAAATTGGCCATATTTTGTCTCCAAAAATAATTCTTTTAATATAAATATCACTTACCACTAATTTACATAACCTTTTATAGTATCTTATTCAGGGAATGTTGCGCCTGTTGGTAAGATGTTGAAGTCAAGGATAATGAACTCGGCAGTTCTGGTTGGTTGTAGATAAATCTGACCGACCAATTGATTTCTATCAATGACATCTGGTGTATTATTACTTTCATCCATGACCACACGGAATGCGTATAGTCCCTGTCTTTCCTGAACACTGGATAGGTAAGGATTGACCAAGTTTAGGAATCTGTTACGAGTTGCTTCTGTGTTTTGTTCAAACAAGAGGTATCTTGAACTTGATGCAATATACTTCTTAAGAGTGATCAAGAGACGACGGACGTTGATTCTATCAAGAGCACTTGAACGTGTCTGCAGTGTCTTCTGACCGAAGGCAACAATTCCCTGACCGGGGAACTGTGCGATTGGGTTAACCTTGTTCTCGTATAGTTCATCACGGTTTGTTCTACTTAGTCTTGTCTTAACACCACTTGCTCCTGCGATACCACCTCTGTTTAGACCAGCAGGTGCGAACCACTCAGCAGACACACTATCACTATAAGCGAATGTCTCTGGTAGAACAACCGAAGGTGGTGCCCAGATAAACTTGTTTGTATTGGTGTTTAGAACTCTCACCCAAGGATACCAACCGGCGGCGTAACTTGTGTCAATTAAGGCAGCAGTTGCGGTAGCGGTTGCGATACTAGCTCCGTAACTTGCTAAGTCCATAATGTAGAATGTATCTTGTCTGTCTTCACAAATGTCAATAGCATATTGACAGACATATGGATGTTGTTCGTAGTTAACACCGGGGATGACCAGTAGGTTCATGTCATAGGCTTCTGGATTCTTGAGTGAGTCAAGAGCTTTCTTGAACGCTCTCCCACCTTCTGCCTGTGAAGTACTGATGTCAAACCCTTGGGTGTTTGTTGATGAAATATCAGCACCCATCTTTCTTTCTCTGTTAGGTTCAAACCCATCAAATCCACCCTGTAGAGGAATGGTGAACTTACGATATGTGATGTGAGCACTTGCGCTTACATTCAAACTAGTCCCCTCAACTTCACCAGTAGCAACATTTTCTAGTGAGAACTCTGTTGAATTGGTATTTGAACCACTGGTTGCGACATATCCTACTGTAGCGGCTCCATCTGGTAGTGGGTTTAAGAAACCCCAGTTTGTGTAATTTGTTTCAGTATAGTCAAATCCGTAGAACTTTCTAGCATCTCTGACAGCGGATGTCTTGTATCCACTAATAACTGAAGCAGATGTCCAAGCTGTAGTTACAACTTGTGCTCTTACGGAAGTTTCGTCACCCTCAATCTTGAATGGTGCGTATAGAGCACCGAATCCGTATGGGACTGTTGTTTCTGGAACTGTTCCGGCAGCGAGGTCATCACTTAATTGAACTCTAATGAACTGACTCTTGTTTGGAAAATCACCGACATATAGATATTCTTGAGAAACAGAATCATATGTTGAAACACTGTTACCAATTCTTCTTCCAATATAGTCTGAACTATTTGGATCTAATGTTAGGTTATCAAACTGTTCAAGAATCTCTGACTTTGCATCTGTATCGGTTGCTTTTCTGACCAATAATGAGAATGTTCCGAACTGACCTTCAACTGTTCTGTATTTAATACCTTGAATTGAAATCTTGATATCACGATTACTATTTGACCCATCAGTGAGAGTATGGACTTTGAATAGGTCATATTTTGAACCACCGATTGTTTGTGAACGAATCCAAGGAGTTGACGCATTTGAATATTCTTTAGTGGCAGAAGTACTAAAATCTAAGAATCCAGAGGAAGTTACTAATGAAACTTCAGTTAAGCTCACACCACCCTTGTCTGGGTCAATAGCTGATGGGAAATAGGCGTAGGTATATGCCGGAGCAGACCCACTTGTCAATGGTGAAACTCCGATACTATTAATAATATTATCACTACTAGATCCACTTGGTGAAACAGTTGAATATTCAATTGAACCATTAGATCCTGTCAATCCAATTGTTAATGAATTTGTTCCACTAGCATTGGCACCAGTTAATTTAACACCTGCGATAGTTGGGTGGAAAATAGCAAGAACTTTTTCACCACCAGAACCACTAGCAATTAATCTAGCAGAGGTGAAGGTCCCACCACTATATCCATCTAAACCAAGAACACGAACAACTGTTGCTGAACCAGCTTCTTGTAAGTAATTCTGGACTGTATATCCTAAATAGCTATATTCGTCCGCGGTTCCAAATCTATTCTCAAACTCTTGTTGACTGTTAACCACCACTGGAACGAATGCTGGTCCCTTTTGGGATACACCAACAAACGCACCACCAATGTCAGCCACACCCTGAGCTAAGAAAGATTGATCTCTCTCGCGGGTAAATACGCCTGGGCTAACTACGCGCTCTGCCATACTCTATTCTCCATTAGGTAGTTTTTAT